CCGGAGCGCTCGCCGGCATCGCTGCCCTGGCCGGAGCAGCGGCTGGCGCGGCCCTCATCGGCGGCATCACCGGGGCGTTCGAGCGGCAGGACGTCACGGCGCGGCTGCGGGCACAGTTGGGTCTGACGGTGCAGGAAGCGGGAGCCGCAGGGAAGACGGCGTCCGCCGTGTACGCGGACAACTTCGGGACGGATCTGGCCCAGGTCGGCGAGGCCGTGAGGGGCGTCTACCTCAACATTGGCCGGCTCGGTGAGCCGGCGCTGAAGGACGTCACCTCGAAGGTCCTCACCCTGGTCGACGCGTTCGGTCAGGACCTCGGCCCGACGACCGCGGCAGTCGGCCAGCTGATGAAGACCGGCCTGGCGCGCAACGCGGAAGAGGCCCTCGACATCCTCACCGCCGGGTTCCAGTCCGGAGCCGACAAGGCCGAAGACTTGTTGGACACGTTCACGGAGTACGGAACCCAGTTCCGCAAGTTCGGGATGGATGGGCAGACGGCCACAGGCCTGCTGTCTCAGGGCCTGAAGGCCGGGGCGCGTGACGCGGACACTGTCGCGGACGCGTTGAAGGAGTTCGGGATCCGGGCTATCGACGGGTCGAAGACCACCGCCGACGGCTTCAAGTCCCTTGGCCTGTCAGCCAAGAAGATGACGGACGACCTTGCCGGCGGCGGCCCGAAGGCAGCCGCCGCGCTCGACACCACCCTGGACCGACTACGAA